ATATCTATTAACTCAAATGAATCACCTGCTGTACCTTGGTCACCTGTCGGACCCGTTGCACCCGTAGCTCCCGCAGTTCCTTGGTCACCTGTAGGACCAGTAGGTCCTGTTCCGCCAGTAGGTCCAGTAGGTCCAGTAGCACTTGCATCAGAACCGCTCGGTCCTGTAGGACCAGTAGGTCCTGTTCCGCCAGTTCCACCTGTAGCACCCGCTGTTCCTTGTGGTCCTGTCACCGTAGAATCAGCACCAGTCGGTCCAGTAGCTCCTTGGTTACCTTGATTTCCTTGTTCTCCAGTAGGACCAGTCACTGTTGATGCAGTTCCCTGACTTCCAGTGGGACCAGTAGGACCAGTGGGACCCGTTACTGTCGAATCGGCCCCTGTCGGACCTGTAACAGTTGAGTCGGCTCCCGTTGGACCTGTAGGTCCTGTAGCACCAGTACTCCCTGCAGTTCCTTGTTCTCCTGTCGCACCTTGTGCTCCAGCACCAACCTCGTTAAAGTCGCAGGAAGATGTAGTTCCTTCGTTAATATAGAAGGTTGAACCAACCCCACCATCTGTGTCAGTCCAAATACAACCAACTGCAAATCCAGCTTATCCACCAGTCGGAACAGTAGCACCAGTTAAACGAGTTATATGCCCGTTTTTATCGTATTCAATAGCGTCATATCCATATCCGCCTTTGTAAATCGGCTCTCCTGTAATTAGTAAAGCTCTATTAAATATTTTCACTTTTATTTGTGCTTTCCACCTGTAAAGCAGTCCTTAAACTAAGGCACTTACCTTAGTTTTCAAAACGACCTTTTCCACCTATCCACCTGATTGGCGGTTTTACCTAAAGCCACCGCCAAGGTTCAAGTTCCACAAGAACTATACCCAGTTTGAAGTATCTACTTTGCAGTAGGTTATTGCATCCTTCATATCGTCAAAGAGTTTTACCCCATAGAGCATCCAAGGATAGACATATCTACCCAATCTCTTTTCCGCCATTCTGAACTCAACACTTGGAGATTTCTGCGTTACAAGGTCAATAGCACTCCTAATCATAAAGACAGGATGCTGTGTGTTACTTGTAACTGACAAGTTTGAAGCACCGCTACAATCAATCGCCACATCGCCGTAACCAGTAATGGTTAAAGTATGTGAAGCAGTAAAAGTCGCACTAATGCCGTGCTTTCGGAGTTTTGTTCTGTCAGATGCAGCAACATCGTAGTAAGTATCAACTGTAGGGTCTTCTGTCCCATTGATTGCCAAAACCACATTGGCCATTGTTGTTGCTTCACTCACTCCAATATCTATTTCACCAGCAGAATCACAGTTTCCACCATCGGTTTCAAAAGTGAATGTTACACCGTCAATAGTGAAGTACTCAGCATCTACGCCAACGGCATCTGAGGTTATAACAGCGGTAAATGGAACATTATTGGATTGGTAAATATCCCAACCAAATCTGGTTGCTACCTTACCATTTGCACCAACAGTGTCTCCAAAACCAGTTTCTCTACCTCCAACATACAGCTTCAAATTCTCCATCAACCTTGGACCGATAACGGCACATTTTTCGCCCACAACATCTCTTGCCTCTAGTTTTCTAGCGGCAACAGTAAACATATTTGGAATGTTTGCCTGAGAGATAACAATAGACCCAGTTCCAGACCCGCCTAAGTCCTGAGCAGAAATGTAAGCACGAGCATTTGAATACTGTGCTAAAACAGCCTGTTCAAGAACATTGTTCAATACTCTTTGGGAGTCTTGAGCAAATCTGGAAGCAGCATCCCATTTGTTCTGAATCTTGTCTAAATCATCAACATAGAAAGGAACAACTTTCGCAGTATCAACTGTCAAATATTCATTTGTAGCAGTTAATGTGTTGAAAGTAGAAATATCAGTTCCTTTGCTGTATGTCTGAGCGGCAAGATAAGAACGATAAGGTTTATTCAAAGTGTCACCATCGTTCAGTTGGTCTCTAAGTTCAGTATTCGCAAGGGGCAAAACTACATTTTCCTTGAAGAAAATTGTCTGCATTTCACGACTCCAGTATTCTGGATTGAATGCAGTTAATGAGTTTGCCATAAAATTCTTTCAGTCCACCTATTCGTTACAGCCAAACGGATATAATCGGCGACCTATACCACCCTCTTATCCCTGAGTTTTAAGCCACTTTTTATATTCTGCGAATTCCTCATCGTCAAGATTGGCAATTTCGCCTTCACTCAGGTTCCCGAAGTCTCGCTTGGCCTTGATTGATTTACCAGATGACGAAGCAGACGCTTCCTCCGCTTTAATCCGCTCATCTTCTTTTCCTTTAAGAAAAGTAATATATTCAGATTTTGCGGCTTCTCGGTAGGAAATCTTCTTCGCTTTGGCATAAGCCTTGACTTCAGATTTAAGCTCATCGCTTAATTCCATTGAAGCCAAATCCCGTTCCTCAAACTTTTCGCCAACTAATTTATCAATATCTTCTACTGATGTTGGTGGAGTAGTTTTTTGAGCAGGCTCTTGAGGTTTAACCTCTGGTTTTTCCTCCTTCGGAGTTTGAGCTTTGGTTCGCCAATCTATTTTCTGACGAATGGCAGTACTCAAATTTTTTCGCCCTTCTTTGAAATCACCAACTAATTTATCAATTAGTTCAGAGTTATCATCTTCGTTCAAGCCATATTTTTCAATGACTTCTGAACGAATAGTATCCTCTGGGACTTCCTTAAGGGCTTCTTCCTCAGCAAGTTTTTCTTTAGGGTCTTGCTCTCCCTCTTTTTGGATATTTTCCATTTTTTTTGGTCTTTTATTAAGCCATCGACCTTTGCTGACACCATTGGTGGTGCCAGTTCTGTATCCAATCGGTGAGGTGGCCACCTATGGATACAGAATTCACACCGCCAAAAGCGGTAGTACCACCTTTTTAATGCCACCTTTTTATATTTAGATTTTAAGCATCGTACCTGTCTTTCTCTGGTTTAATATCACTCATTTCTTCAATAGTTATTATTTCCCCCAAAATATCTTTTAATTTGTCGTATGCTTTTTGCTGTGAATCAACCTCAATTATCTGTGCTTTTTCGGTTTTATATCTTTTAATGTTATCTATGTCTTTAAGTTCTCGCAGTTTAGATAATAAGTATTCTTTTAATTCCTTGCCCGCCTCGCTATTTAGGGTTTGCTTTAGTGATTTCAAGTTCATTTTTTGTAGCTTCTGTTATCGCACCGTTTTTAAAATCTATTTGATATTTTTCTTCTGGATTTAAACCCAACCTTTTAAAACACTCATGAAGCCATACTCTTTTTTGTAATTCCAGTGCTTGTGCTATTAAAAGATTCTGGTTAATAAGTTCGCTTCTTTTAATTAGTTCCGCCAAATCTTCCTTTGACATATTTGTAAGTTTTTTTCTGTTGAACATAATTTATTTCCAATTTTTATGTTTTCTTGCGGGCAACTTTGATGTCCCGTATTTTTTATTATGTCTTGCCCGTCTTTGGGCTTGACTTCTTGGTTTTCCTCTTGGCATAATTATTTTTTCTTTTTCTTTCTCTTTTTACGACCCGTAGGGTGCCATCCGTGTTCTATTCCACGAAGTAAATTAGCTTGTGCTTCAGCTTTAGATTTAGTTGTGCCTTTAGCGTGAACATTACTCGGAGTCGAAACTCGGTATCTTCCTTTTCCAACTTGTGTGATTTTTACTGGCATAGTTTTTTGTTTAGTCTTATAACCGAATCTTCTATAATAGCCTTTAATGCTTCAAAATATCCGCTACCCGAAAGATTAACCTCAAAGGGGATACCCCTTCCTTTTTTCTTTGCAATCATTTTAACAACATCTTTTTTGTTAGAAACAATACCCTTTAAATAAAATTCTTTCATAGTTTTGTTAAAATTATTTTGCCGACCTTTAAGCTCCCGCAGGTGCTACCCTATTTGCCATAGGCGTTGGTGCTGGTGTTCTTCCCGCCACCACCATTGCCTGCTCTGGCGTTTGTTTTGGTAATCCCTCAACATCAATTCCTTTCTTTTTCATAGCCAATTCTATCAATGCCGTTCTCCTTATCGGGTCTAATTCCAAATTAATAAAGTTAGCCAAAGTTTCTAATTCGGCCATCAGGGCCACCCTTTCTCCAGTAATGTCTATTTTTATCCTCGGCTTGAACCCTTCCCAGTATTCCTTTTCTAATTCAATAATCGCTTCTTTGTTTTTTAAAAGTTCCTGAAGTTTTAATGCTTTTAAAACCATCGCTTCCTCTTGGGAATGCGGGCCGATAGCTACAAGATTTCTGATATACCAAGAATTAACTAAAACTTCGTAATATCTTTTTAACCATTCGTCATCGCCAGTTATCCTTAAAACATCTTTGGCTTTCAGGTCTTTTAATAAATCTGGTAAAACCCAATCTTCAATTAAACTCGTCAAAGCAATAGTCAGTTTCTCCCTAATAAAGTCAAAAAGTTTATTTGCGTTCTGGTTTAATAAAGCCCCCAGCCTGAATGGAGTTCCAGAAGGCAAACTTTCACCAACCACTACTTCATAAGAATTAGCCAATTTGTCAGCTAACTGCATTAATCTATTCCAGTCGGCGATAAGTTGGTCCAATGCTTCCATTCTTACTGGGATTTGCTGTAAGTCCTCTGAACGAACAATATCACCCGAAGTTAAGTCATCTAAAACATTCTGGGCGATAACTTTGTCTTTGCTTCTAAATATAGTTTTTGAAGCCCACTCCAATCCTCTCGCTATTTGGTTTCCGATTTCATTACTTCTGGTCTGAATGTCCATTAATAATTCATACATCCCTACTCTGAACCACCTGCCCTGAAATCTGCCCCTGTGGTATTCCTTGTAAGGCATAGAGGGGATTTTATCGGCGTAAAGGACATACTTAGCATCTTTTTCTTTTCCGCCCTTTTTAATGCCAGCTACGACAATTTTAGCTAAAAGATATTTGTCTTCGCTTCCGCCACTCTGTCCTTGTGCCTCAAGGAGGTCTTTTTCCGATACCTCGCCATTCCTTTCAAATATCTCATAATAAGGATTGGCGGTTTCTTTTGGATTGTCTGACAAAATAGAGGAGAATAATCTTCCACCACAAGTCTTAATCACTTCGTCAATGTTTTTCCAAATGCCAGCTTTCCCTCTTAAGTCAGATTGGGTTAAAATGTGCCTTTCAATAACCGTTGAATCTTTTAGGGTTTTGGCGGTTTGATTTATAACATAGGTATTTCTTAAATCACATTGTTCATATCCGCCTTTAACTTTTTTCCAAACAACATTCCCCCAAGCAGAACCCATCTCAACCGCCTCGTTTATTTTTTCACCCTGCCCGCTATTCTTGAGCCATTCCTTTAAAAATCCGTTGGCAATTAAAACCCTCGTTGAATCTTTATCGGTAGCATCGGAATATACCTGAATATCTTTTGTATCAAAATCAACATTCTTGACTTCAGAGTCAATTCTGGGAGAAATAATATCAAACCAATATTTATAGTTTCCGTGAGAATCTAATTTCCCTTTAGGATAAACTTGGTTCTGATAATAAACTATTCTCTTAATGAGTTTGTATGTGGAAAAATTATATCCCTCGAAAATCTCCACTTGGTCTTCGGTGTATTCTTTGATTTCTTTTTCGATAGTCTTAAAAAGTTTCATTTTCTTTTAAGATAAACTTCGCCACCTTGCTGTCTAATAATTTACAATTTGATGTTAGGCAGTGTCCGCCAATTTTGCCTTTCATATCTCTAAAAATTGGAAGACACTCATCTGGATAGCCCAATTTCGTATAACCCCGATTGAACTCTTTATTGGCTTCTGTGTAAATTGAATTAAAGTCCAATCCTTTTTCATCGCACCACATCTTAATCAATTTCTGTAAAACTATCCCCCAAGAAGATTGAGTGGTTTCCCATAATTTTATTGCTTCCGTTGTAGTAGAAGGATAGAAAACTTTTGTTTTAATCCCCAAACTTTCCAAGTGCTTTTTTGCCATCAATCCCGCCTTTTTATTATCAGCCCCGATATTCTTAATGAAAGTTTTAATCCCTTTATATAAATAAGGATGAACTCCCCTAACTGGACTATGAACTACTACTCCCCCGATTTTTTTCGTATCACCGACTTTTGTAGTGGTATGGATAATTGTCAACTTCGGTTTGATTTCTTTAATCTCTTTTTTAACTATCTTTACAAAATCTTTACTCCAAGGAATACAAATATGTAAAACATCCACACCTTTTAATCCGTCATCCCTGTTTAAATCTTTAATAAGTGGATTTTTATAGAACTTGGCTATTGCTTTTCCTACTTCGCCATATCCGAGAATACCGATTTTTAGAAACATATATTTCCCTTATTCATAAGATAATCTATCGCTGATAAATTCGGAATAAACTCTCCCCATAATTGCCGATAAGTTGGATGTTTAAAATCCTGCCACTCAAATTTTATTCCTTGTTCTTTAAAATGTTCTGGGTTTATAAACGATTGACACCCTCCTTTGCCTGATAAATAAGTATCTGCCCCTATTTTTTTACAAGTATCTATAATCCATTGTTCCTTTTTTTCTCCCTCGGTATTGTCAATGCTTGATGCTAATTGTAATGGGGTTTTTATATTAAATTGTTCTTTTAACCAAACAATTAATCCGACATTAAGGTGAAGTAAATCCCCATAATCTTTTTCCATTACGAACTTGAAATCTTTATAAAAC